ATGGACAACGACAAAATTGATCAACACAGCGACGAAATTGAAGTTGAGAGCGAAGAAAAAGAGCGCGGCAAAAAAATAGAAATAGATGAAGACCGACTCCCCTCCCGGGCGATGGCAATTCATGAGCATATCCGCCAGGATGGTGAAAAAGAGCTGGAACGCGACGCAATGGCGCTACTGTGGTCAGCCATTGCGGCGGGTCTGTCGATGGGCGCTTCGTTACTGGCAAAAGGGATATTTCAAGTCGAACTGGAAGGTGTGCCGGGCAGCTTCTTGCTGGAGAATCTCGGTTATACCTTTGGTTTTATTATCGTCATTATGGCCCGCCAGCAATTATTTACCGAAAATACCGTGACTGCGGTACTACCCGTCATGCAAAAACCGACAATGAGCAACGTCGGCTTACTTATACGGTTATGGGGCGTCGTGCTGCTGGGTAATATTCTCGGGACAGGTATTGCGGCGTGGGCATTTGAATATATGCCTATCTTCAATGAAGAAACTCGCGATGCATTTGTCAAAATCGGCATGGATGTGATGAAGAACACCCCCAGCGAGATGTTTGCCAACGCGATCATTTCCGGCTGGCTGATCGCCACTATGGTTTGGATGTTTCCTGCAGCGGGTGCGGCAAAGATTGTGGTGATTATATTGATGACCTGGCTTATTGCCCTGGGTGACACCACCCATATCGTGGTCGGTTCTGTTGAAATCCTCTATCTGGTGTTTAACGGTACGCTGCACTGGAGCGATTTCATCTGGCCCTTCGCACTACCTACTTTAGCGGGGAACATCTGCGGCGGCACCTTTATCTTCGCGTTAATGAGTCATGCACAGATTCGTAACGACATGAGCAATAAGCGTAAAGCAGAAGCACGCCAAAAAGCAGAACGTGCGGAAAACATTAAGAAAAATTATAAAAACCCGGCATAAATGGCGAGGGTTTAAGCAATCGAGCGGCAGCGTACTTACCCCGCACTCCATTAGCGGGTATACTCATGCCGCATTGTCCTCTTAGTTAAATGGATATAACGAGCCCCTCCTAAGGGCTAATTGCAGGTTCGATTCCTGCAGGGGACACCATTTATCAGTTCGCTCTAATCCGTATCAGTCCGCAAAATCCCCTGAATATCAAGCCTTCCGTAGATTCACAGTTCGTCATGGTTCGCGTCAGATCGTTGACAGCCGCACTCCATGACGGGTAAAAAGTGGATAAAATAATTTTACCCACCGGATTTTTACCCATGCTCACCGTTAAGCAGATTGAAGCAGCAAAGCCGAAAGAAAAACCATACCGCCTTCTCGATGGTAATGGCCTGTACCTTTATGTCCCTGTGTCAGGGAAAAAGGTATGGCAGCTTCGCTACAAGATTGACGGTAAGGAGAAAATCCTGACCGTCGGAAAATATCCGCTTATGACTTTGCAGGAGGCAAGGGATAAAGCATGGACCGCGAGGAAAGACATCTCGGTTGGCATCGATCCGGTAAAAGCGAAAAAGGCTTCGTCTAACAACAATTCCTTTAGCGCCATTTACAAGGAATGGTACGAGCACAAGAAGCAAGTCTGGTCAGTAGGCTATGCAACTGAACTTGCCAAAATGTTTGATGACGACATTTTACCTATCATCGGCGGCCTTGAAATTCAGGATATTGAGCCTATGCAACTGCTGGAAGTAATCCGCAGGTTTGAAGATCGCGGTGCAATGGAGCGAGCCAACAAAGCACGCAGAAGATGCGGCGAGGTTTTCCGTTACGCTATTGTCACTGGTAGGGCTAAATATAACCCGGCACCTGACCTTGCTGACGCCATGAAAGGATACCGCAAGAAGAACTTCCCGTTTCTTCCTGCAGACCAGATCCCTGCATTCAACAAAGCACTGGCAACATTTTCAGGAAGCATCGTATCGCTCATTGCGACTAAAGTTTTGCGCTACACAGCACTAAGAACGAAAGAGCTTCGCTCTATGCTATGGAAGAACGTCGATTTTGAAAACAGGATTATCACTATCGACGCCAGTGTGATGAAGGGACGCAAAATTCATGTGGTTCCTATGTCAGACCAGGTGGTTGAACTTCTCACTACGCTAAACTCAATCACCAAACCAGTATCAGAGTTTGTTTTTGCCGGGCGCAACGATAAGAAGAAGCCAATTTGCGAGAACGCTGTACTGCTTGTGATCAAACAAATCGGCTATGAAGGTCTGGAAAGCGGTCACGGATTCAGGCATGAATTCAGCACGATTATGAACGAGCACGAATGGCCTGCTGATGCTATTGAAGTGCAACTGGCACATGCCAACGGCGGATCTGTGCGCGGGATTTACAACCATGCTCAGTATCTCGATAAGCGCAGAGAAGTGATGCAGTGGTGGGCGGATTGGATTGATGAAAAGGTGGAGTGATCCACCTTTTCTGTTAATTATTCAGCCTTAGCAAAAGTGGTCATAGTTGTTCCACTGAAAGTGAATGACCTGTCTGTAAGAGTAACATCCTGAATAGCAAAGTAATCGCCAACACCAGCGCCATTTACATAAAACTCGAATATCTCAGATGTATTTTCCGGAATAATATTATTAGCAATATAACACGTAGATAAAGAACCATTTGTTGATGGTAAAGTTCCAAATAGCGTTGCATCCGATGCAGCATATATCGAACTGCTTAAATAAATATTTATATCAACATTACTCTCATAAGTAACAATTAAGTACACCCGGTCGTTAACCTTCCACCCTCTGTCTTTTATCTTAGTATTAAGTGATAGCTTGTTAGAACTAGGGGTCGTTACGGTATTAATGGTTATTTTTGCTCCTATTGAGTTGTATCTGCTTCTGGTTACTGTATTACCAGTATTGTTCATTGTATAAAGGATTGCTCTGCTTTCTGCAAACGTCCTCATATTAATCTTGCCTAAACAATCTCCTTCCATAACTTGTGGGCCAGACACAGTTGCACCAATATAACAATTAGTAAATACAGCATGAGCCCTGTTGTCAGTGCTTGATGCAAGTAATGAAAGTTTAAAGTTGCCCTGATCTGCAATCCAGCAACTATCAACCTTAACTACAGCATCATTGTCAAGAACAACAAACCTTCCTCCCTCATTGTAATATCCTACAAAAGCATTTACACCGCTTATTTTTACTACTCCATCTGGAACCGTAAAGATATCGCCTTGTATCGCTTCGCCATAGTACCCGCCAACAATATTGGTCACTCTGGTATTTAAGTACATGCCATGCCCAATGCCGAACTCAAGGTCACATCCAATTAAGCTTAAACCTTCAATAGGGGAAGTACCAGAAGCATAAAAGGCATATTCACCGACCTTATTTGATGCAAATCCACAGTTATTGAACGTTACGCGGTTGTTAGCCCCAGCAAGGTGAACTCCGCGATTTGGCGCAGGAACAAAAGAACAGCAATCATAGGTATTAAGCCAGTCGTTTATAGTATAGAAGTTCGCCACCACGCCATTGATGAAACGACAATTATGGGTTCTTCCTAGGTGAACATATTGAATTCGGCAAGCATAGTTGGCGATGTTGTTCCCATCAACTGTAACGTGAGAGATAGATGTGCTACGTCTTATAGAGTCAGTTTCGTAGTACATGTTGACAACTGTCTCTCCAGTGAACCCACTCCCCGCAATAATGAATGACTTCTCAACGCCATCCCCGAATAGGTCAACAGTGCCTATTGTTAAATCAACTGGTGACTTAACATAGTAAGTTCCTGCAGGGACAAACAGCCTCTTTCCTGCCGATAAAGCAACTGCTGCAGCAGCATTAAAGCTAGCTGAGTTATCTGCCGCTGGATCACCAGTAATGGGGAAAAATTGAGCAACAGAAATATAATCTGCTACCGTCACTTCGTACCATGGCAAAGCAGGAGATGACGGAAGAGTGCCACTACCACCGGTGTAGATTTTATTATTATACCACCACCAGTTATCAACATTAGATAACACCCCCTCCTGCCACACCCCCCCTAACGAGAAATCAAGACCGTAAGAAGTAGCTATCTGACTTAATGATAATGTTGCTCCTCTGTCAGAAGCTAATTCTTGCCTTAATTGGTCAGGGTCATACTTCAGCACATTAGGAAAATAGAACTGCTGTGCACCATACGCATCATAAACAGCCATAGAATGGCCTTGCACAGTTACGAACTTGGCAATCTGTCCGTTATATACCGGATATCCAGCAGCGTTAATGATGATTGGTTGCGAAACAGGAACGTGAGAGCCGTCTTCGTTCTCCACATAAACCTGAATCTGGTTTTCAGGATTTACAGGGTCAGTGTCAATTTTACCGATATAAATTTTGCCATTGGCTACGGCTTTAAAAGAACGAGCCATAGTGAAGAGTTGCGAAGGCATGCTTACCACAACATTTGCGGTGATATCTGACATTTCATTGCTCCAGACGAATGATATGATGCAACCATGATGTGGTTGCATACCGAAATGGTACTATTGAGTATTTATCCAGTAGGTTACGATGCCATTCCACCCAACTGGTGAGGCATCAAGGATGTACAGCAAATACGACGAGGCGCAGTTTCACTTGAGACTTCCGCATGAACTCCACGCGAAAATTAAACAGCGCGCGAAGATGAATAACAGGTCGCTGAACTCAGAGATAATTGCAGCGATTGAAGAATCATTGGCTAAACAAAGCTCTGCATCCGTTTACATTGACGATGCAGAGCGTATGGCAGAACAACAATCTGATATGGTTAAGAAAATGGTTTTTGAAACGCTTAAGACCATGTATAGCAATAATAAAAAGGAAACATAGAAATCTAGTTTCCGGCTAAAATGGCATTGCCTTCATGATATCCTGTGAAAAACTAAGGAGAGTTAACCATATGAAAAAATCACTGTTAATTATCCCGCTTCTGCTGGTTGGATGCGCAAAAGTAAGTGACTATCAAGCAAGTTGCGAACAACGCTATCAAAAGCTTAGCGATATGGCTAATTGCCTTGATGCCAGAGTGAAGAACGACTCACGCATGGCATCAGCACCAACACCTAAGCTATATGTCCTTGCTGCAAAGATGCTCGGGCAAGGTGTCGATGAAGGCAAGATAAGTGACGCACAGGCAAGACTTGAGCTTCAGAATCTTTATGTTCAATTACAAAGCCAAGAACAAGCCCAACAAATAGCACAAAGCCAAGCATTCCAGCAGGCTTTATTGAATTATCAGGCTGTAAACACAATGCAAGCGATCGAGCAAAAAGCGAGACAGCCTGTTATAACTCAACCCTATCCAACACGAGTTGACACTTACACAAACTGCAATTCAGGATTTGGAAACACCGTCACATGCAACAGTAGCAGCAACATTAGATAAAGCTATTCATATTCATTCATACCGCTTAACGAGGCGACAATACCAGCTCTCGACAAGCGATTGAATTCATCGCTACCAATAGCATCGCGTATTGCTTTTACGGCGGCTTTATTTGCCATAAATCGGCGTTCCGCCGCCGCTAATGCTTCTTTACTTCCGCCAGCTCTTACTGCTTTCGTGGCTTCCTGAACTGCTTTCTCTATCGCATATCGGCCGCTACGAGTGGTGGCAATTTTAGATACAGCACCTTTTAACCCGGCGCCAACTAAAGCACCTGCGGCAGCGCCTGCAATGCCACCTCCTGCTCCACCAACAATGGCACCTGATGTTGAGTTGGCAATTGCATTTAACACTGTTGATGTGATGTTGGATAAACCGGCATCCAGATCGCGTAGTACATTGGCAGTTCTCCCTGTTCTTTCAATATACTGCTGAGGTTTCACTGCTGCTCTTGCAAGAGTGCCATATACATCAGCAATTCTTCCGAGTTCTGAGGAATATCTGCTAATGGCTTTTACATTTTGTGGGGTAAGTATCCCTGCGATATGGTTAATTCCTGCTGCATCAGCTTTGCCACCACGTACACCATGCGAGATAGCATCTTGCAACATTGATGATATAGCAGGAACACGCTCTGATTCTGGCAGCGCGCGGATCATAGAATGGAATCCAGCAGGACCATTAAGACCTTTAGCTGACGATGCTTGAAGAGATTTTACTCCATTCGTAATCAGTGCATCTGTTGCCAAATCACGCCCAAAAACAGACTCTGCACTCTCTTGTGCGGACAGCCTCGCTTTAGACAGATCATTAGCTTTTTGCCAGTCATCAAAAAATCCGCCGTTTTCCGCCATTGTGCGCATATCATCAGTAATTGCCCGACGTATTTCCCCTGCTCTCCTTGCCGCATTTGCCTCTCCGCTACGCTTATATTTTTGCTCCGCATCAGCAAATTTCGCTCTCCATGCTTTCATGCCATCAAATGTTACTCCACCTTGATTGTTTGCCTGAACAAACTGTTTCATTTCAGGAGTAAGCGGTATGCCAGCAGATCGCTCTGCCTGAATAACGGCATTACCATTTAGCATTCTTGCTTTTTGATTTGGCATTGTTGACCGCACGTCATCCCATGCCGCGCGCTCGGCATCCTTCATCTGATCAAGATTTTGAAGAATCCTTTGTTTTATAGCCGCACTTTTTTCTGATGCCGTTCCAGATGCGGCCCCAAATTCATCAAGGTTTCGACTTAACTTTGATGATATTTCGTTAAATGCTGCCTGATGGGCGTCCTGAACAATTCCTGGTGTTGATGCCAATGCGCCTTCGGCTTGTGCAATTCCACGACTTCCAGATCGCATTCCTGGTGTTAATGCGTTTATATCAATTCCAGCAGACTCAGCCGCTTTTGCTACATCTTCGGACACATTAGCGGCCTGACTGGCAATTGACTGACGCCCAGCACCTGACTTTGCCATCCTGGAAACATCATTAGCAGAATTCAGTGCTGCACCACCAAGAGCCTGTGAAACCCTTGGCGCAATAACGCGCCCGACACCTGAAAGAACGCCTTGAGCACCAATATTGATACCACCGTTAATGGCAGCATTTTGTGCAAAATCACCCTCCTGATTTGCAGCATCAGCAAGAGAACCTGCAATCATGTTTCCTGCGGAACCGATATCTCCAGCGAGCTTTGCTGGCGCTCCAGCAGCTTTTGCCGCTGTGCCAATTGGCAGGAGATACCCACCAATTGTTTCACCGGCTTGCGCATAAGGGTCTGTCGGTCGATCGACTGGACGATAGACATCATCCAAAACCTTGGGGCCACCAAGCCCCTGGCTGATTGCATTAATCAGACTTGCGCCACCCTGCAATACGTCAAATGGTATGTTTACCAGACCACGGCCAGCCTGTTCTGCAATTTGCCCTGCGCTTTGACCACCAGTGAGCCAGTCAGTGGCTTTTCCTACCAGAGATTGTTCTTCTGGCTGCGATTGGTTTTGAGTGGATTGATCACCAGAAGACAGCATCTGAGCAATGCGACGTGCTCCCTCAGTATCGCCGGCAGCATCAGCATTCCTTAACGCCGTCATCAACTGTTCGCGACTATAGGCCATTACTGCCCTCCGAGATATTTATTAATCAGGTCATCATCAGAAAGCTGCTGTTGAGACGGTTGTATGTCCTTCCCGTATTTCTGTTGCATACGTTTCTGAGCCATCTCAGTGGTTTTTATGATTGTTTTGATGGCTGCTCTGGCTGATTTTTCAGACTGATTTGGGGACAAACTACCAATAGCATCCATTACCTTTTGCCCCTCGGCATTACTTAAAGCCCCCATCCCTTTCATCTGCTGAATGCCAGATAAGAATCCCTGAGATTTCAGTGTGTCAACCAGAGTTTCTGTATCAGCAGCCTCTGTTCCTGGAATGAATCTACTCGATAGTGGGTTTAGGTTTGTTCCGAAATATCCAGTGAATCCCGGGCTATTAAGAACTTTTGTAGCCGTCTCTATCGTTCTGGAAAGATTATCCATTCCAGAGTTGTACGCATCAGCCTTATCTCGCTTTGCCTGCTCCATAGCTTGCTGATTCTGCAATCTCTTGTCCTGCAATTCAGCAAGTTTTAAGGCATTAGTTTCATTTGCGATGAGTCTGTCGTATTTCTTGTCCTCTAATTCCATCCGACGAAGATTGACATTTTGTTGCGCAATATTGTTGCTTGCCCACCCTCTGGCATTTGTCATGTCATTATTACGGATTGTTTCGTTAATTTTTTGCTGATCCTGCTGGCGACCAACCATCTTATCCTGAACAGCAAACGCCTTTTCTGGTCCAAGCGCACCGAGAGACATAGTAGTCAGCATGTGTGATAGCTGCTCTGGATTCTGGATACCTGTCTGAATCATCCAGTCAGCATTAGCACCAACGCGATTTAACCTGTCCTTGTTGTCAGTAATGAATTTGCTGTAGGCTTCCGGTCCCTGAGAAAGAGCGACGTTAGCCCTCATGGCTAAATCGCCCATATCGTTGCGTTGCTGATCATTAAGACCGGAAAACGCCTGTTGTGCCTGTGCAACAAACGCTGGATTTTCCTGGGCAAACTTAAATAGTCCCGATGGATCACCAGAAGCCCATGCATCAGCATGAACCTTATTGAACGCATTAATCGCTTCCTGTTGCTGTTCCTGCTTATAAATATCAGCAACTCCAGCCAGACCACGTAACGCGGTCAGACCAACGTTATTTGCACCTGAGCGAGCCAGTTCATTGTTTTCGCGGATCAGACCAAGCGTTGCGTTAATGTCGCTTGCCTTTGGCGCATTCTCATTTTGCGTACCGATGCCAGCCAGAAAACCACCAGAATTAATACCCTGTTGCCACGTAGCCATTGATTACCCCTTAAAACAACGAGCCAAGCAGACCAAGACCGCCTCCGATCGCAGCCCCCCACGGAGTTGATGAACCAATTAATTTCGCAAGTCCGGCCCCAGCAATAGCACCAGACGCACCTCCGCCAATAGCAGATTGCATTGCTGATGGTCTGTTGGCATTTGCCGCTGCAAGAGCCGCACTTTGCTGCGAAATCTGACTCATGTTGTTGGCATATGTCTGCCCGGCGTTTGCCTGACCTTGCAGTGCGCCAAGACCAATGTTTGCCAGATTCTGGTAGTTGTTCATCTGACCAGACAGCCACTGCTGACCAAGCGTTGGTGCGATTGTTGCTAACTGATTACCGGTTGCAGTGGAACCCAATCCACCTGTTGCTTCCGCTGCCGCCAGACTCTGATAGCGAGCCTGACCAGCAAGATCTTTGTACTGCTGAGAGTTGTAATACTGGTTTAGCGCCTGACCTTGCCCATCCAGAGACGATAAGTTCTCGAGGCTGCCGACATACTTCTCAGCCAGAGGAGTAAACGGTTTCAGGTTGTTCATGATGGTGTTGAACTGCTGATTTTGCAGGTCTGCGGCATACTTCTGAGCTTCTGCTGCATACTTTGCGCTTTTATCAGAACTGCCACCTTTCCCGCCTTTTTCAGGGCAATAAGGTTCCTCGCCGCGCAGTTTTCTGCCCAGCTTAAATGCATATAACATGGCTATCTCCCGTGATTCAGGAAGTCGATTAGTTCTTCGCGTGTGGCGCTGTAAAAAGTCACGTCATCCACGCCTTTAAAGTATTTCTTGATGGTTCCTACACGATTAAGGCCAATCATTGCGCAGTAAATCTGCCCGTGGCGGAATTTGCGTGCGGCGAACGATGTGACGCACTGAACGGTGGTGTTAGTCAGAATGTATCGCCAGAACGCCAGCCCGATTTCCTTGCTGAAGCCACGAACCTCTGGCAGGTACATGGCGTGGCAATCGAATGTCAGCGGCTGAATCTCCTGATAGTAAACAATGCCGCCAAACTGACCGTACACGTTAACCTCAAAGTAACGGCATTCAGGCTTGTAGTCGTATCCATCACCGTTGTTGCTTCCGGCAATAATGTCAGGGTGATTTCCGACTGCTTCGATCAGGTCGATGTTTCGCGTTGGTTTGAACTGAATCATCACTGCTCCGCGATTATCTTGATGGTTGTGGCAGTAAACGCCGCACCATTCGACTGAATGGTTAACGTGCTGCCATTTGTGGCAAGAAAGCCGTCTTTATCCACGCTGAAGAACGTAGCTAACAAGATGTTATCGGTTGTTGTCGCCGAGTTGCGACTGCTTACCAGTGTGTCAGGAACAGAGCCGGAAAAGGTTAGCTGCATTGACCTGTTTGCGGTTCCGCTGGGCCACGTCCCGACAATCGACAGCTTGAAGAACAGGGTTTTGTTCTCGTTGAACACAACCATCTTGTTGTTAACGGTGTCGAAGAATGGTGCCAACGAGCCGGATGACGGCGTGAGCGTTTTCAGCAGGCTAACAAGGTTGGTCGGCGCTGTCGGGATGGTTACTGATACGCCAGAGTAAACAACCTCTGACTTCTTGCGTGTGGTTGCATACTCCAGAGCATCAATGCGCGTTTCATGGTCTGAAACCTGCGACTCCAGCGACTGAAGTCTGGTATCAAGCGACGCAATATCGCTTTCATTCTGAGTGATTCGTGTTTCATGTTCCTGAAGAGTTGATTCTGCCTGACTGATTCGCTCCTCATGATTAACAAGCGTTGCTTCCGCAGCAGAAATTCGCTGCTCATGGTCAGCGAGAATCACATCCTGCTCATCGTTCCTGACTTGTGCGTCATAAGCGCCCTGTCCGGCCTCGTTGGCCTTGTTAGCCACGTTACCAACATCAGTGCCCTGTGCGATAACGTAAAGCAGATACGACTGCGAGAAGATATTGCGTGGAAGGACTGATGTGTCGAGCCGTGTAGCCTGAATGATTACCGGCACATTGAGATTCGAATCCGCCATTACTCAATCCTTATCTGAGCGCCAGACAGAGTGACAGGTGACTTCGTGATAACGCGCAATTTGAAACCAATGTTTTTCCTGATGCGCCCTACTTTCTTCCACAAAACGCGTTTGTCGTAAACGAACGGTTCATTCTGCTCAATCATCTGCTCACGCCCGTAATTGATGCCGTCAGTGGTTGCAGAGAGGAACAGGCGGTCGGCGTACTGAGCTACGCCAGTGGATGATTCCACCTCCAGATCGAAGCATCTGGCGTTATCCGCTTTGAACAGTGGAGTAAACAGCAGGTGTTCCTGTTGCTTGTCGTACTGGCTGCTGATATCGAACTGCAATTTCCCGGTCACGGACTCCAGCTTATCGCCGCACGTTATCTGATTGCCTTCATAAATGAAGTCGATAGCGCGGTACACATCGTCATACAGGCCTGTTTTCAACACACACCATTGCGGACCATTGGCGCTTGAAGATGCGTCGTACACGAGGACGTGGCGCGGAAGGTGGATAATCAGCAGTTCATGCGCATCAAATCGCAGCGATTCCATCACACCATCAGCCAGTTCATCAGCAGTGTAGGAGCGAAGAATTTTCTCAATGCTCGCGCTGGCGATTGGTGATACCTGACCTGATCCGATGATGTATACAGACGGCGCACCCGTTGCCGGATTGCTGATAAACGCATACGAATCAGCGAATGGCGTTTTGCAGTAAGTTCCGGCAATGCCTTTCTGCACCATCAGCGATGGTTGTGCGACATACAAAGCGGCACCATCGGAGGTCAACATGACAGTAGTCATTACATATCTGGCTGACGATAACGCCAGAAATCGCCGCAGAGCACGCAGACAGGCTCAACGTGAACAGGCAATGCAAGAGCAGCGACTGGCGCGAAAAATTGCGCTAAAGCTCTCTGGTTGCGTCAGAGCAGATAAAGCAGCATCACTCGGAAGCCTTCGCTGCAAGAAGGCAGAAGAAGTCGAGCGTAAACAGAATCGTATTTACTACCGCAAGCCACGCAGTGAAATGGGTGTGACTTGCTCAGGCCGCCAGAAAATGAAATTAGGCAGCAAACCACTTATTTGAGGTGAGATATGACAAAATCATGGAGCGTACCTTTTCCTGAATCAGAAACTGAACATGATGGAATGCCTGTTTTCTGGAGATTCCAGGCGACAGTTGAAGAAGATGGGATAAAAATATTCGCACTTCAATATATAGCTTTTCATCAGACAGAGCATTATGCATGGTTGGTTCCTGCGCATTGGATTGTTAATTTTAAACCAGCACCAAATCAGTGGTTACAGGAATGGAAACAAAGGAGAAATAGATATGCAATTAAGAAAGTAGCAAAAAATGCAGAAAGATCTTTTGCATTCCCAACGAAGAAACTTGCCATTGAGAGTTTATTGCGCCGGAAGAAATACCATTTAATGAGAATCAAACAAGATTTGGCTGTTGTATCAACTCTTGTTGATGGGATGAAGAATATTGATACATCAACACCAGATATTGAATATAACTTTGGACACAACCAAGAAACAGAAAATTGGGTATTCTACTAGGCCGCATAGTCGGCCTTTATTTTTGGCATAAACAACAGAGGCTAACATGGAATTTAAAGGTACTGAAGGTAAGTGGGAAATAATGATGGATGGCGATGAGATTAAAATCATCCAGGCAGACTCACTTGAAAATGGCGCAGGCTGGCGTTCGTATATTGCAATCTGTGAGGAAGTTCAATGTATTGAAGATGCCAATCTAATAGCGGCAGCACCTGACCTTCTCGAAGCACTTCAGTTATTACTTAAGCAATCCAAAAATAGAACAACGACAACATATCCAGAATGGTATGGAGCTGTTAATAAAGGTCTTGCAGCAATCAGCAAGGCTCTGGGAGGTGAATGATGTGCGAGTTTTATGAAGCAGATATCAAACGCCCAGAAATGGCAAGTGATGCGACATTACGTGATTACTTCGCTGCTAAGGCTATGGCAGCAATAGTGCGCAGATGGGACGGACATTCCTTTGGCGGTGGACAGAATTCACCACAGTACAAAGAATTAGCAGATGATGCCTACTTTATTGCTGATGCCATGCTCAAAGCTCGCGAATAAGCACTGTGTATTCATTCCAACGAGTGAATACACGGAGCAATGTCGCTCGTAACTAAACAGGAGCCGACTTGTTCTGATTATTGGAAATCTTCTTTGCCCTCCAGTGTGAGGGCAATTTTTTTTGATGGAGGATATATGAGTGAAGTAACAGATTTAGTTGTTATTGAAAAAGCAAATGCAATGACTGTATTTCAGTCTGCCGACCAGATTGAAGAAATCCTTCAAAAGGTAGAACGTGAAGTTATGTCCTTTGTGCCTGATATCACAACGGCAAAGGGCAGAAAGGAGGTCGCTTCTCTGGCGTATAAAGTTGCGCAGACGAAAACATATCTCGATGGTCTTGGCAAAGACCTTGTTGCTGAACTGAAGGAAATTCCAAAGCTAATTGATGCCAACCGCAAGACAGTGCGCGATCGCCTTGATGAACTGAAAGCCAAGGCACGCCAGCCTCTTACTGATTATGAAGAGGAACAGGCGCGGATTAAAGCTGAAGAAGAAGCTAAGGCAGCAGCTGAAGCTCTCGCAAAGCAAATTGAGTCTGACCATGAAATAGCGATTTTGATGGATCGCGAATTTGACCGCCAAAGAGAAGAGGCAAGACTCAAAGCGGAGCAGGAAAAGCGAGAGCATGAAGAACGCTTAAAAAGAGAAGCTGAAGAGAAAGCCAGAGCTGAAGCCGAAGCAAAGGCAAAAGCCGAAATTGAAGCAGCAGCAAGGCGAGAAGCAGAAGCTAAGGCCGCAGCGGAACGTGCAGAGCGTGAACGCATTGAAGCCGAGCAACGAGCACAGCGCGAAGCAAAAGAGGCAGCAGAACGAGCTGAAAGAGAAAAGCAGGCAGCAATTGAAGCAGAACGCAGAAAAGCACAGGAGGAGGCTGAACGAATCCGTCGCGAGGTTGAAGCAAAAGAGCAAGCCAGAATAGCAGAAGAAAAAAGAATCAAGGAAGAAGAAGAGCGTAGAGCAAAGGATAAAGCTCACCGGAAAGAAGTAAATAACAAAATACTTGCTGACCTTATCAAGGTTGGTGCATCAGAAGATGTTGCTAAAAATATCATAACAGCCATCGTAAAAGGCGAAGTATTCGCAACAAAAATAACCTACTAATAAAACCAACATAAGGAACCACCCATGATTTACGCAATCGCGGGAGGAGCTCGCATGGGTGCCTTCCAACTAAATGAATCTTTACTTGAACGAATCACCCGTAAATTACGTGACGGATGGAAAAGAGTTGAGGTCTTATTATGCGCAATGAAATAGCCATCAATCACCAGATGCTTCGTGCTGCACAGAACAAAGCAGTAATAGCCAGATTTATTGGTGATTCAAAAATGTGGCTTGAAGCAAATAAAGCGATGAAATCAGCTATCAACCTTCCGTGGTATCGCAGGAAATGAGTTTCACAGATAACTGGTCAGACGAAGAATTCATTCGTCAGATGAAAGAATTAATCGGTAACGAAGGAGATATTCATGTCACTTGCAACCACAGTGAAGGAGAGCAAGTTACAGAGACGCATGTACACGCAGAAAGCTCTCTGGTATCGCCATAATGGTGACCGCGAAGGAATGCGGGTATGCCTTAATTTGTCCCGAGTCGAAGTATTAAATCAGCGTTATTTCCTTGGGCCGTGTCCATTCTGAGAACAATCATATGAGCAAAGAATTTTACGCAAGACTGGCAGCTATTCAGGAGAATCTGAACGCGCCAAAGAATCAGTACAACTCATTCGGCAAATATAAATACAGAAGCTGCGAAGATATTCTTGAAGGCGTTAAGCCGTTACTGAATGGTCTGTTTTTATCAATCAGCGATGAAGTTGTGTTGATTGGTGATCGGTATTACGTGAAAGCCACGGCAACTATTACCGATGGCGAAAACAGTCATACGGCAACTGCTCTTGCACGAGAGGAAGAAAGCAAGAAAGGAATGGATTCTGCACAAGTTACTGGAGCTACAAGCTCTTATGCGCGCAAGTATTGCCTCAATGGTTTGTTCGGCATTGATGATGCGAAAGATGCAGATACCGACGAACATAAACATCAGCAGAACGCAGCAGCAAAGCAATCAAAACCATCACCTACACCTGAACAGGTTCTAAAAGCATTCACTGACGCAGCAATGCAAAAAAACACCGTGGAAGAGCTTAAACAGGCGTTCGCCAAAGCGTGGAAGATGCTCGAAGGAACACCGGAGCAGCACAAAGCGCAGGACGTTTACAACATCAGACGAGACGAATTAGAAGGAGCTGCTGCTTAATGGCACATTCGATTACTGTAAGACTAAACAAGCCCGCAAGAGAGTTTCAGGCCGGGGAAAATATCGGATTCAACATCCGTGCTGGCGTTCAGTATTACGATCGCCAGACAAAAAAGAAAGAATGGACAAACTACAGCGCCGTTGTATTTGCCAAGCCGGGAGCGCAAGCGGATTACTACCGTAGTGTTCTTGTTGAAGGTGGCATTGTGGAAATTACCGGAGAAAACATCAGGGTTGATGTTTATCAGGGGCAAAATGGTCAATCAATCACTCTTGAATTACTGAATGCAAAGATTGGATTTGCAACTTCAGGAAACAGCCAACAGCAGCAAAGTAGCAATCATCAAAATCATCCTGAATACGACGATTCAATCCCCTTCTAGATTAGCAAAATAAGGATTCCATTATGCCAGCGCCTCTGTATGGTGCGGATGACCCGCGCCGCTGTTCCGGCAATTCCGTATCGGAGGTGCTGGATAAATTCAGGAAAAACTACGACCTGATAATGTCTCTACCGCAGGAAACGAAAGAGGAAAAGGAATTTCGCCATTGTATATGGCTTGCAGAGAAAGAAGAACGCGAGCGAATTTACCAGACATCAATCCGCCCATTCCGCAAAGCCACATATACCCACTTCCCTGAAATTGACCCGCGCCTGCGTAATTACCGCTCACGCTATGGCGCTATCAGTAATGACTGAGGAATTTACCATGAGAGGACTTGCATACAATCCCGGCATTCTTCCGGCAGAAATGATTATTCGCCAACGCGTAAAGCCAATGCCATCGAGAGAGGAATTGCTTAAGAGAAATTCTTTTCCATCAGTGAATCAAAACAAATATCTGAATGCGATGTTGCGGAGTGGGAAGAAATGAAACAAATGTCACTAATTGAGATGGATGGATTCCTGAAAGGTAAATGCATCCCCCGAGATTTAAAGGTTAACGAAACAAACGCTGAATATCTGGTGCGTAAATTTGCTGAAGCGGAGGCCAAGTGCGCGGAGATGGCAGCGGAAAATGCGGGGCTGAAGTCTGGCGCTATGGACGAAATCAAGGTTATCAACCGTGGAGGGCAGGCATATTGCGTAAAAGATGGAGTGCAAGTTAATCCCATATATGCAAGAGGGTGGAATGATTATCGCGCAAAGTCTATGCAATCAGACACCCCAGCCACCGATGCTTTCCTGGCTGAAGTCAGGGCTAAGGCGTTTGATGACCTTTGCGCGGCGTTCGTTAAGCACGCGTCGGTGTCCGGGCTGGACGATGGCGACTGCGTTACGGTGAAAGAGGCGACTGACGCCCTGCTGCATTGTGCGGAACAGCTTCACAAGGGAGTGCATTCATGAGCAACCTACTACCATGTCCATTCTGTGGCGGTGCAGCGCACGTTGCCAGCGAAGCAGATCACCCTGAATATGGCTCTGGCGGTCGATTCTATTTCGTTCGATGCGGTACGTGTCGCGCTCAATCTGGTAGCAAATATGCAGCGCCTGGAAATGACTGCGCGATTTTTTATTCAGAGGTTAGAGCAGAGTGGAATCAACGAGCAAAGGAGGCGAACAGTGAGCAAGATTGACTATCAGGCACTGCGTGAGGCGGCGCAGAACGCGAAAGATTTAGGTGGGATTAAGAATTACAAGCGAGGCGAGCAAGCTGTTGCCGAATTTGAGTCCCTGATAACGCCACACATTGTGCTGGCACTGCTGGATGAACGGGAAAGAAACCAGCAATACATCAAACGCCGCGACCAGGAGAACGAGGATATTGCGCTAACGGTGGGGAAACTGCGTGTTGAGCTGGAAGCCGCAGAGAAGCGCAACGCAAAATTACAAAGCGAGAATGCATACATCCGCAACCGGTACAAAGAACTGGACCTGTTAATCGGGAAAAACATTCTGGTCATGCAGGCTGCGATTATCGAATGGCAGGCAACTGGCGACGCTAAGAGCGGACTGGCATGGATTTATAACACACTGTTTGGCCCTGGCGAATTGCCGGACGAATCTGAGAAAGATGCTCAGGCCTACTTTAATCGCAAATATGCACCGATTGACGAAAAGCTTATGGAGCTTCACAAGTGGTTTTGGGAACAAAGTGAAGCCGAGCGCGCCGCCGGCATTCGCATCAAAGGAGAGTGATATGAGCACTATCACTAAAGAACGTATCGAATTGTTCATTAAATCCCCGCTTGAAAACGGACTTACTCGTGGCGAACAAATGGAACTGGCACGAATTGCACTGGCATCACTGGAACGCGAACTGATTCGCCACGAGCATGCCAAATGGTCTGACTCCACATTTGGCTGCGTTGGCCCTATTGGTCCGCTGAAACATCTCTCAAAAGAGGCACTGGAAGCCGCAGCCGAACCAGACGATCTTAGCGAGTGGGCTGATATGCAGTTTCTGTTGTGGGATGCACAGCGCCGTGCTGGCATCAGCGATGCTGAAATTACCGCTGCTATGGAAGATAAATTGAAGATCAACATGGAGCGCCAGTGGCCTGAGCCAAAAGATGGTGAGCCTCGCTTGCACATTAAAGAACCCGGCAACTATCCGGTAACTCCGGATGGTTGGATAAGCTGTAGTGAGCGAATGCCTGAAAAGAATCGGAACGTGCTTATTTCGGTGAATTTCGATAGCTCTCTGGTTGAACCGCTAATATGCTCCGCACGCTATACCGGAAGCACCTTTCGGCGCGGAGATGCAACGATTAAGCCGGGTAATGGTATTGAGCAAGCAACTCACTGGATGCCGCTACCGGAACCGCCGCAGGAGGTAAACCGTGGCTAACCTGCAACTTGCCGTCAAAGGTGAATAACAATCCTCGCACTCGCGGGGATTTCTTTTATCTGAACTCGCTACGGCGAGTTTTGTTTTATGGAGATGATTATGGCCTGTTCAACATTCAACCCTCTAACGTTACAGAAATACCAGACAGACCCTGAAGATTTATGCTCACTGTGTGGCGGAAATCATGGCAAAGCCGCCATGATCGAATGTAAGGACAAAATCCACATATGCCTTAATTGCGTTGATGTCCTCGTTGATATCAAAAATGAAAGAGAAGATAAAAAGCGTAGCGAGGCTATTCGCGCCTTAGATTCATGGATGCGAGATGGGTATAGTGCTGCGCAAATTTATGACTTCGCAATATCAAAAGGCGAAATACCAGGAGTGCGCATCGAATAAGACGTAACCAATATTCGAATTGAAGAACTGAAAGAACACCAAGCCGCCTGATGGCGGTTTTTTATTGCCTGATTTGCAGGTTCGATTCCCTATTCGGAGATAGCACTCATGCAACACGAACTACAGCCTGATTCACTGGTTGATTTGAAATTCATCATGGCCGATACTGGCTTCGGTAAAACCTTCATCTATGACCGGATTAAGTCCGGCGACCTGCCAAAAGCCAAAGTTATCCACGGGCGAGCAAGATGGTTATATCGTGACCATTGTGAATTCAAAAATAAGCTCTTAAGCCGCGCCAATGGGTAA